TCAAACGCTTCTTACCTCTAATGCAGGAGACGCTTTCAGCACTGTACTCAACGACCTACGAGAAAGAGCTATCGACTATCCACCCAAGTCTTTTGGATTTTATGAATACTCAGCTCCGCAGTACTGCAAGATAGACGATCGTAATGCATGGGCTTTGGCTAACCCCTCTCTGGGATACACCATCACAGAGGAAGCGATTGAAGAAGCGATTGCTACTTCACCGATTGAGAACACGCGTACTGAAACTCTTTGCCAGTGGATCGATTCGTTAAGCAGTCCGTGGCCACATGGAATCTTGGAAGATACATCGGATAACACGCTGGAAATGAGTCCAGGGGCTTATACTGTATTCGGTTTCGATGTCAGTCCTTCACGCAGGAACGGATCATTGGTCGCAGGACAACTTCTCCCAGATGGAAGGATTGGCATCGGAATCTTGGAGACTTACAGCTCTCAGGTTGCTATCGATGAGCTAAAGATGGCAGCAAGTATAAAGGCGTGGTGCGACATTTATAAGCCACGCCTAGTCTGCTATGACAAGTACGCCACCCAGACAATCGCAGATCGCCTAGCCAATGCTGGGGTTATGGTCGAAGATGTTTCAGGTCAGCAATTCTATAAAGCCTGTGGTGATCTTCTAGAAGGCTTAGTCAATCATCGAGTTATCCATAATGGACAAGAAGAACTGATCCAGCAGATGAATAACTGCGCAGCTAAGGTCAATGATTCGGCTTGGAGAATAATTAAGCGAAAGAGTGCTGGAGATATCTCAGCCCCTATTGGCTTGGCTATGGTTGTGAGCAAGTTGATGATCCCTCAACCTAAGCCACAAATCTTTACTTAGACACACCCATATCACATTGTCTAATTGCTTGACAAATGCTATAGTTTCTGTCTATGGGTAGAATCTTGCAGACATTCGGGCTTGAACCTAAGCCACAATTACAAGCTCAGTCCGCACCTCAGGTGCTTGGTGAGTATTCACCTTATGCAATGCCGTTTCAATATGCGTTTATCGGCAGAAGCGAAGCAATTTCTGTTCCAGCACTAATGCGCTGTCGCAATCTATTGTGTGGAACTATCGGAGCAATCCCTTTAGAGCTCTATAAGAAATCTACTAATGAAGAACTCGGCTCACCTGCATGGTTAGAGCAACCTTCATATTCACAGCCACGATCTGTAACTATTGCGTGGACTGTTGATTCACTTCTGTTTTATGGGCAAGCCTTCTGGAAAGTGGTCGAAGTTTATTCCGAGGACGGACGACCATCTCGCTTTGAGTGGATCGCTAACCATCGCGTAACTGCAACACTTGATAGCACAAATACTTTTGTTAGATCTTACGCAGTCGATGGAACTACTTTACCGATGGACGGCTTGGGATCTTTAATCACTTTCCAATCATTAGGCGATGGCATTCTTAACACTGGCGTGCAGACAATTCGTGCAGCTATTGATGTTCAGAAGTCAGCAGCGATTGCAGCAGCCACTCCGATGAGTACGGGCTTCATTCAGAACTCAGGGGCTGACCTCCCACCGGCAGAAGTGCAAGGATTATTAGCGGCATGGAAAAGAGCTCGACAGAATAACTCTACTGCTTATCTAACAAGCACTTTAGATTATAAGACTGTTGGCTTCTCTCCTAAAGACATGATGTACAACGAGGCTATTCAGAATCTTGCTACTGAGATTGCGCGCTTATGCAATGTGCCAGCAATCTATGTTTCAGCAGATCAGAACTCAAGTTATACATATCAGAATGTCAATGATGAACGCAAGCAATTTTTAACGCTATCTCTACAGCCATTTATCACTGCGATTGAAGATCGCTTATCAATGGACGACATCACTGCTCGCGGAAATGTAGTCAAGTTCGATATTGATAAGAACTTCTTGCGCACTGACCCACTGCAAGAACTCGCAGTAATTGAAAAACTCCTAGCCCTAAATCTTGTTACACAGGAACAGGCTATGGAAATGACAGATCTAACACCTAACGGAAGCAATGGTCTAGAATGAACCAAGTAATCACCTTCTCAGCTGATCTCACAGCAGACTCAGCGAACCGCACAGTGTCAGGCAAGATTGTGCCTCTCAATGTCGAAGCAGGATCTACAAATATGGGCAAGGTAATCTTTGCTTCTGGATCTATTGCTATCGAAGATCCTAAAGCAATCAAGTTGCTAAGTCAGCATGATGCTAAGAAGCCATTAGGTCGCATGGTTTCTTTTAGCGAATCAGATAACTCAATCGATGCAGTATTCTCTATCAGTCGCTCTCAGCGCGGTACAGAAGCCTTAATCCTTGCAGAAGAAGGATTGCAGTCAGGTTTAAGCATCGGGGCAGAAGTCCTCAAGTCAAAGATCAAGGATGGCGTTACTTATGTTTCTGCTGCTCGCTTGGTCGAAGTAAGTTTAGTAACAGAGCCAGCCTTTAAGTCGGCTCAGGTTACTGATATTGCAGCAGAAGAATCTGCTGTAGAAGAATCAACCCAACCAACAGAAAGCGAGACAGCCACCGTGGAAGAAACCACTCCAGCAGTCGAAGCAACACCAGTTGAAGCACCAGCGGTCGAAGCTGCTCGCCCAACTGTTTCAGCAGCATACTTCACAAAGCCACGCATTGAAGTAACAGCAGCTAAGTATGCAGAAAACACAATCCGTGCAGCTCTAGGTGATGACAACGCTCGTCAATACCTACGCGCAGCAGATGACACAACAGACAACGCAGGACTTGTTCCAACTCGTCAGTTGTCAGAAATCATCAACCCACTATCTACAACAATCCGTCCTTCAATCGATGCAATCTCTCGTGGAGTATTGCCAGATGCAGGTATGACTTTCGAGATTCCAAAGATCACAGCAGTTCCAACTGTTGCGATTGAGCCAGAAGGCGATGCGTTCAGCGACACAGATCAGAACGCTGCTTTCCTATCTGTATCAGTACAGAAGTATGCAGGACAGCAGACATTCTCTGTTGAATTGCTAGATCGTACATCTCCAGCATTCTTCGATGAGCTAGTCCGCAACATGGCAGCAGCTTACGCAAAGGCTACAAACGCAGCAGTGAACGCTGCACTAATCTCAGGTGCGACACTAGACGGCACAACTACAGCAACATACCCAACAGCAGCAGAATTGCTAGGCGTTGTCGCTCGTGGATCTGCTTCTGTTTACGCAGCAACAGCAGGACTACCAAACCCATTCGCTCGCAACATGATCGTATCGACAGGACAATGGTCTAACATCATGTCTCTAAACGATGCAGGTCGCCCAATCTACACAGCATCACAGCCAATGAACGCTGGCGGTCAAGTAGCCCCAACATCATTGACAGGTAATGTTGCAGGACTCAACCTATATGTTGATCCAACAAACGCTGGCGATGGCGATGGAACTATCCTAATCGTGAACCCAGATGCATACACATGGTACGAGTCACCAACATACCGCTTGCGTGCAGAATCAACAGCTAACGGATCAGTAACAGTTGGTTACTACGGATTCGGTGCAATCGCTACTAAGGTTGCAGCTGGCGCATTCAAGAACAACAAGCAGTAAAAACTCACTAAGTCGCTCTGGGGAGTAGTAGCCCTCTACTCCCCAGAGTCTTGAGAAAGGATCATCATGGCACTTACAACAGTCGCAGAACTCCGTGCAACACTCGGAGTCGGTACTTTGTATCCAGATGCAACCCTTCAAGAGGTATGCGATGCAACAGATGTGGTGCTTTTGCCAATGCTTTGGCAGAACGAGATTTATAACACGCATCAAAGCCTTAGCAACAATGTCGCAACTCTTTACTTCAATCAGGACATATCTCAAGAATTTTATGTAGGACAAAGCGTAATCATTACAAAGAATGGCAGCCCTTATAACGGCACAAAGACCATTACTAAGATTGGTTCAGGCTCACTTTCATATTCTGCAACTGGAGCAGATCAAGGCGTTCATGCCGTCCAGCCTTTTGGAATTGTCGCAGGATCTGTTACAGACTATGCGACTGATACAGCAGTACAACAAGCAGCTTTGATGATAGCTGTTGAAATCTGGCAAGCGCGTACAGCCACACTCTCAGGCAGTAACGCAGTCGATTTCCAGCCATCCCCTTATCGGATGTCCGCACAACTGCTGGCAAAGATCAGGGGCATGATTGCCCATTGCTTATCACCTGGATCGATGCTTGGCTGATGCCTGTTGCCGTCACTACTCTCAGGACTACATTAGCAACGGCTTTAGTCGATAACGCTAAGTGGCAGACTTTTGCATTCCCGCCAGCCACAGTCCTTGCTAACTCTGTAATTGTGTCTCCAGATGATCCTTATCTAACACCAAGCAATAATCAGCACATCACTATTAGCCCGATGGCTAACTTTAAGATCATCATGACAGTGCCACTCTTTGACAATGAGGGAAACCTTAATGGCATCGAGGACACAGTCTGTGGCGTGTTCGCAAAGCTTGCTGCATCATCTTTGACCTATAATGTAAGCGCAATAAGCGCACCAAGTATTCTCAACGCTGCTTCGGGTGACCTACTCAGCTGCGAGATGTC